AAGGCCATAGAGAATGGAATGAGGATTTATTTGCATGACCCCTGAGTACGACATTGCCATATTGTTGGCCACACGAGGCCGCACTGACAGCCTGGGTCGCTGTATACATACCTTGATTGAATCTGCCGACAACTCAGATCGATTGCAGTTGATGTTTGCATTTGACAATGACGACACCGCCGGTACTGAGTACTTTCAACAGCACCTGCAACCTTGGATGGACGAACGTGACCTTAACTACACAGCCATGCAGTTCGATCGTCAAGGCTATCACAGACTGCATGTGTACAACAACAAACTGGCTGAACACACCGATGCTCGTTGGCTGATGATTTGGAACGATGACGCTGTGATGGAAACACAGGGTTGGGATACTGAAATAATGCAGCGCGAAGGTGAATTCAAACTGCTGGCTGTGCATACTCACAAGGATCATCCTTATAGTATTTTTCCCATCCTGCCCCGTAAGTGGTATGATTTGTTGGGATACATTTCACCACACAGTGTACAAGATGGTTGGCTCAGCCAACAGGCTTACCTGTTGGATATTTTTGAACGCATACCTGTTTGGGTGTTGCATGATCGTGCTGACATCACTGGCAACAACAACGATGCCACATTCCGCGAACGTGCTGCATTGGAAGGACGTCCTCATGATCCTAATGATTTTCACAGTGTAAAACAAATGGAACTGCGTCATCGAGACTGTACAACTTTGGCCACGTACATGCATGAGCAGGGACTTGATCTTGAATTCTTTAAGAAAATCTGGACTGGCGAACAAGATCCCTGGGAGAAACTGGCTCAGAATGATGTCAACAAACAAATGGTACAATTTGACAATCCGCACAAGCACTTTACCAAGTGACTTAAATACAAGATGACATATAAACTTGCCTTTGTTCAGCCCAATTTTCAACAAGGGCCAAAAGAATTTAATGCATACTACTTGCCTTATTCGGCTGGCGTGGTATGGAGTTACAGCCTAGCCGATTCTCGCATACGTGACAATTTTGAAGTTACAGATTGGATCTGGCGCAGAGATGCCGTGGAGCCATTGGCTCAACGCTTGGCCAAGAACGAAATTGTAACGTTCAGCACGTATGTGTGGAATCATCGTTACAACTACGCCCTTGCTCGACGTATAAAAGAAATCAATCCGTCAGTGCTTACCATATTTGGTGGTCCGGAAGTGGCCATAACTGATCCTGATTTGTTTGTCAAAGAACCGTTCATGGATCTTGTGATTTGTTACGAAGGTGAGATAACTTTCAAACGTGTGTTGGAACATTTTGAACTCAAAGACTGGGAAAATATACCCGGTGTATTGATCAATAGAGATGGCCAAGCAGTAAAAACACAGGATGCTGAACGCATTGAGAGCTTGGAAGAAGTGGCCAGTCCTTATTTGTCAGGTATCTTTGATCAAATGATTGCTGACCATCCTGAAGTCACGTGGCAAGGCACATTGGAAACCAATCGTGGATGTCCGTTTGCTTGTACATTCTGTGACTGGGGCAGCCTAACATACAACAAGGTCAAGAAATTTGAACTGGAACGTGTGTTTGATGAACTAGAGTGGATGGCTCGACGCAACTTTGACTGGATCTCAATCACCGATGCCAACTTTGGTATGTTCCCCGAACGTGATGGCATGATTGCAGACAAGATCATCGAGATGCAAGAACGTTATGGGTCACCAAGAACATTCTCAGTGGCCTGGGCCAAGAATCAAAAGAAAGAAGTGATCGACATTGTGAAGAAGCTGCTGGATGCACGTGGCTTTAATCAAGGCCTTACGCTGAGTGTGCAAAGTTTGGACCTGGATGTGTTGGAAAACATTCGCCGCAAGAACATGGAGATGAACAAACTGAATGAAGTGTTTGAACTATGCGACCAACGCAATATTCCTGCATACACAGAACTGATCTTGGGCTTGCCTGGTGAGACATTAGAAACATGGAAGAAGAACTTCTATGCCTTGTATGATTTGAATCAACACACAGGCATCACTGTGTTTCAAGCACAGTTGTTGGAAAATGCCGAGATGAACCTGTTGCAAAAGAAACTGTTCAAGATCACCAGTCAACCTGTCACAGACTACTTTGCCGGCAGCTACAGTGTGGAACACATTGAAGAAAGCATTGATGTCATAACCGGCACCAAGGACATGCCCACACCTGTTATGTTGGATGCACAGATCTTTTCATGGTTCCAAACCACATTCCACATCAATGGCTTTGCCACCTTGGTTGCACGTTTTATCAACAAGTACATGGGCATCAGTTACAATGATTACTATGAAGATTTGTTTGAGTACTTTATGACCAATGAATGGGTGATAAAAGAAGAAGCCGAAACACGCCAATACTTTGCCAACTGGATGAACACAGGCAAGATCAATCATCCCAAGATTGGTGTAGAAATACACGGTTGGAACATCATTCACAGAACAAGTATGAACATGCACCAGGAAGACCGTGTGGATGAACTGTATGATGTGCTGGAAGAGTTTTTACAACGCTACGACTTGCCTGAAGATTTGTTGGCCAGTTTGATAAAACTGCAAAGAAACTACTACATCAAGTACAATGACAGAAATCAATATCCCACGAATCTTGACGTAGATTACAACATCTGGGATTACCTCAGTTTTAATCAGCCCTTGGAAAAAACTGCCACAACTTATCGACTGGACTTTCCAGAAGACAAGACCATGAGCTTGAATCGATTCTTGGAACTGTTTTACTTTGCCCGCCGTAGAAACTTTGGCAAGGCCACAGTGGATCGCATAGGTGTTGAAAATGCCAAGGGCACACGTCGAGGCGCAGGTGCTGCCAAAGCACAAGGCAGCTTCTCAGTGAAGAAAAAACAACTAGTGGCGTGATGTCGAGACTGTTTGCATTTGGGTGCAGTTTTACCAACTATCGTTGGAGCACCTGGGCCGACTGTCTTGCTCCAGAATTTGACAGTTTTGAAAACTGGGGTCAATCGGGTGCCGGCAATCACTATATTTTTAACAGCATAATGGAAGCAGATCAGCGTCATAGATTTGGTGCCGATGATACTGTAGTAGTTTGTTGGACCAATGTCATGCGAGAAGATCGTTACACTGATCGTTGGCAGACTTTGGGCAACATAACCACTTGTCCAATATACGATCCAGGGTATGTCAAGGATGCTATAACTGAAAGAGGTTGTTTGATACGCGACATTGCCTTGATCAAAGCCGCTGGTAGTTTTTTAAACAAATGTGCAGGTGTTACCACAAAGTTTTTGGCCATGTGTGACATAATGAATCCTCAACAGTTTGACTACTCGCTGGGCGATCAAGATATTTTTGATTTGTACAGCACTGTTCTAAATAACATCATGCCCAGTTATCAACAAGTGCTGTATCCCGCAGGATGGAAACACAGCAATGACCCGCACCCAACACCCGCTGAACATTTGGCCTATTTGGATGCAGTATTACCGGGTTGGGTGACAAAAACAGAAACTCGTGTTAAAATAGCACAAGAAAGTATCAATCTAAATAAAGATCCAAGACGCTCAGGCATGGCTCGAGTCAAAAGACTATAGGAATTGAATGAAAAATTATGTAGTATGGACCAACTGCACAGTTGAAGAAAAAGAAAAACGTTTTAATATTGAAGCAGGTGCAGATCATTCTGTGCGTGAAGCATACAATCGCATGTGGCAAATTAGTAGAAATAGTGCAAGAAAATTCTTACAAGGTGATTGGGAAGAAATTGTTTGGACTGATCCTCAACCCAGTCGTGGCGAACTGTTCAAACGTAATTGGCCGCGAGTAAAAGATTTATGGCATAAAGAACCTTGCAATATTTTGTATTTAGATGCTGATACTATTTTTATTCGCCCCACGGAGATATTTGACAAATTCTTTGAATTTAGAATGTTCAACTGGGCAGATCCAAAAACTGAATACGAGTTTTTAAATTACTACAATGCCGCAGTGCGTTACTATCCTGCAACCATGCGGTCTGAAACATGGCAAGTTGGCCAGGCTACGGCTGATCATTGGAGTTTAGATGTGTATGACTATGAACAAATTGTTTTTAATCGCATGTATTGGAGTCAACATATTAGCATGCATGACCGACATTGGCCTAAATTAAACTGGCAAGCGGTTGTGTCGGACCATGAAGATCTGTTACAATATCAGAATCAATGGAACAAATGCAATATAAACGAAGCACACATTATCCATGCGCATGGCAGTAGGGGTGCTAAACAAAGTTTAGAAATGATGGAGCCATTGGCTCAAATGTTAAACATTATTTAATTTAGGAAACACATGAAACTCAAAGTATCAGAATTATTTTATTCAGCACAAGGCGAAGGACGTTATGTTGGCGTGCCTAGTGTATTTTTACGCATGTTTGGTTGTAACTTTACCTGTTCGGGATTTGGTTGCCGGCCAGGAGAGAAGAGCACAGAAGCAGATGACGTGGCCAAGACTGTGGAGTTGTACAAAACATTTGAAGAACTTCCCTTGGTGAGCACAGGTTGTGACAGCTATGCAAGTTGGCATCCAGACTTCAAACACCTGAGTCCCACATACACAGTGGAGCAACTGGTGGACCGGATGACAGCACTATTGCCCCGTGGCAACTGGTTGCAACCCAATGGAAATCCTGTGCATTTGGTGATCACCGGAGGCGAACCATTACTGGGCTGGCAACGTGCTTATCCAGAACTGTTGGATGTACTACACGAACGTGGCCTGCGACACATCACATTCGAGACCAATGGCACACAAGACTTAACACGAGACTTTAAAGATTATTTGCGTAACTGGTTTGGTGAGATCACCTTCAGTGTCAGTCCCAAACTGAGTGTGAGTGGCGAATCCTGGGAGGATGCCATCAAGCCTGATGTTGTATGGGACTATGAAACATACGGCGTGACCTATCTCAAGTTTGTTGTGGAAAAGGTTGCAGACTTTGATGAACTGGATCGTGCAGTAGATGAATATAGACTACGTGAGTTTGGTGGTCCTGTGTTTGTGATGCCAGTGGGCGGTGTGGTGTCAGTGTATGATGGCAACAGGATCAATGTGGCTGACGAAGCACTCAAGCGTGGCTACTGGTACAGTCCCAGATTACACGTTGACCTTTGGGGCAACGGATGGGGCAAATAATGGGATTCTTTGATAGATTCAAAACAAAATCTCCCGCAAAAGAGGAAAAAGAAAAAGTTATTCGTGTGCCCAAGGCACCAGAAAAAACTGCCAAGGAAATTGCCACTGAAAAAGGTGAGCCTTATGTGGCCATCGTAACCATGGACATAGATCCCAACAACTTGCACCAAGGTGCATTTGAATTGGACTGGAATGAGATATTCATTGCCCGACTGGTCAAAGCTGGCTACATGATGAAACCTGCTGATGCAGACTCAGACATTGTGGATCGGTGGTTCCAAAATGTTTGCAGACACGTTGTGATGGAAACATGGGAACAAGAACAGGCCATTCGTAATTCTGGTGCACAATATGTTCGCACTAGAGATATTGGTGATGGGCGCACTGAGATCAGTTGAGGAACAAATTATGATAAATGGACTAGAAGTTGGATTCACTGCCTCAACATTTGATTTGTTACATGCTGGGCATATCAGCATGTTGCGTGAATCAAAACAACAGTGCGAGTACTTGATCTGTGCATTGCAAAATGATCCTACTTTGGATCGACCCAACAAAAATCGACCAGTGCAAAGCATTGTGGAACGACAACTACAACTGTTGGGTTGCAAGTATGTGGACGAAGTTTGGGTGTACAACACAGAAAAAGATCTAGAAGACTTGTTGTTGGTGTTGCCCATTGACGTGCGCATACTCGGGGTAGAGTATGAGGACAAAGAATTTACTGGTCGTGAAATTTGCCACAAGCGTGGTATTAAACTGTTTTTCAACGGGCGCGATCACTCATTCAGCAGTAGTGAACTACGTCAACGTGTGGCACAGGCGGAAGAGTTGAAAAAGAAACTGGAGTCATGGGAACCAGTAGGTGCTGACGACACAGGTGGTCCCAGTCCACGATGATATTGTACGTAAACGGTGACAGCCACACTGCGGCTGCAGAGGCAGTAAACGCACATTGTTTTGCCCAAGACGACGGTGACTTGTACATGTTGGGACGACGCCCACATCCTGCCAATTTAACAGTGAGTTGGGGGCAAAAGTTAGCCAAATTGCTCAATTCTGAATTCTATTGTGATGCAGAGTCGGCGGCTTGTAATGCCAGAATCATGCGTACCACACGTGATTGGATTCTTCAAAACTACAAACGATTAGATCGCACCATCATGGTCATACAATGGTCAACTTGGGAACGAGAAGAATGGATTTACGAAGGGCAGTATTGGCAAGTCAATGCATCCGGAATGGATCATGTGCCCAACGCATTACAAATAAGGTATAAAGAATTTATAGCCAATGTTAACTGGGCAAGATGTACTGAACAAGCGCATAGAGAAATTTGGAAATTCCATCAAGAGTTGCAGAGCAAGAATATTCAGCATGTTTTCTTCAACGGTAACAGCCATTTTGAGTCCATGCCAAATCCAGCCAATTGGTCACGTCGTTACATGAATCCGTATGATGCACAGCTGACCTATACCAATTTGCTCAAAACCACAGGATTTTCAACAGTAAACCCACAAAGTTGGCATTTTGGTGCAGACGCCCATAGCTTTTGGGCCGAACATGTGTTACAATACATCAAGCAAAACAACTTGGTGAACACAAATGCGCTACCTACTGATTGATACCTCTAACATGTTTTTCCGTGCGCGGCACCAAGCGCATCGTGCCGCAGACACATGGACCAAATTGGGTTTTGCACTGCACCTTACCTTGATGAGTGCAAACAAAGTAGCACGTGATCTTGGCGCTGATCATGTGGTATTCGCACTGGAAGGTCGTAGCTGGCGCAAAGATTACTATAAACCCTACAAAGCCAATCGTGCTGTGGCACGTGGGCAAATGAGCGAGTCAGAAGCAGAAGAGGACAAACTGTTCTGGGAAACCTATGATGAGCTGACTAAATACTTGTCTACAAAAACCAACTGTAGTGTTGTTCGTTGTGCCACAGCAGAAGCAGATGATATCATTGCACGTTGGATTGCACTACACCCCCTGGACGAACATGTTGTGGTCAGCTCAGATTCCGACTTTGTGCAGTTGATTGCACCCAATGTAAAATTGTACAATGGCATCAACGATCACTTGTTCAGTACCACAGGTGTTACAGACGCAAAAGGCAAAAACTTGGCATTCACTATTGAGAGCAACTCAAAGATCAAGGTTGGCAAAGCTGATGCCAACTTTGTGCCACCTATGGACTACCAACACTGGGTGTTGTTCTTGAAGTGCATGCGTGGTGATCCCGGTGACAATGTGTTTTCGGCCTATCCGGGTGTGCGGGTGAAAGGCACCAAGAATCAAGTGGGGCTGACAGAAGCATTTGAAGATCGTAATAAGAAAGGCTATGCCTGGAACAATCTCATGTTGCAACGTTGGACGGACCATGAACAAACGGAACGCAAGGTTCTAGACGACTATGAACGCAATCGTGTTCTGATTGATCTTACTGCACAGCCTGATGCAATCAAAGCTGTGGTAGATGAAGCCATACGTGAACAGATCAGTCATCGGGACGTGGGCATGGTAGGTGCGCACTTCTTACGTTTTTGTGGCAAATATGAACTAACCAAACTCAGTGACTTTGCAGATGCAATTGGTCGCTGGTTGAATCAAACATACAAAGGAGTACTAGATGATCGAAGCCAAACCCATAGTGGATAAAAAGTATTGGATCTTAAAGCAACATGATCGCAAGGTCGGTGTGGTAGAAGCAGAAGCTGACGGCTTTACTGTGCGCATCAATGACCAGATAGGCAAATTTAAAACTATCCCAATGGTGCGAAAGCTAGTAAACATTGAGTTTGCACCACCTGAGAAGATCACAAAGCCTGCACTGGACCAGGTGCATGGATTTGAAACAGGATGTAGAGCATTCAATCCCATGTGGGATGTGAAACATCGGTTACCATTGTTCACCAAAGAAAACAAATCAAAATCGTGGTATGCCGCAGGTTGGTATGCTGTGAAACAACATCGTGCATGGAAACTGCTTCGGAACCCCAAACTGATTGTGCTGGAACGTTATCAATATCAAGGTCCATTTCATACCCAGGAGGCAGCACGTGACAAATCCCTCTCTCACTAAAAAATGAGTCTACACATACATCGATTTGTGGACTCGGTCAAAGCACACGAAGCACGTGGGCAACGAGACTTCTCCATGCCCATGCGTGACGCCAAAGACTTACATGCAGACATCACTAAACTGTTGATTACATTGGAACAAATGCGAACACAACAAGCACGTGGTGCAGAAGTGGTAGAAGTGCAGATAACTGGGGGTAGTTTTAAATCTGCATAGTTATTGGCATAAATAAACGTGGAGTTTAATATGTCAAGACCAAAGCCAACAGTGCTGATTGAGCACACCAACAAACAGTCCTACAAGACAGAACAAGTGCTGGCTAGCGAAGGTGTATGGGCAGTGTTCTTTGATACCAAGCCAATCAATCTAAAGACCAGCAACTTGCTGACACAGTTTCCTGGACCCAAATACAAAAAGGTATCGTTCTCCAACCCCGGACACGCTATCAACTTGGCTCGCAAACTCAACACACAATTCCGAACAGACAAGTTTTCAGTTGTGCTGTTAACGCAAGGGGATAAAATCTATCCCAATGCTCAATAAATTACAACTCACAGCAGAACTCATACATCATTATCCCGATGCACCCACCGTGGATGATGCCATGCGCTCATGGTGGCAGAACATACGTGATGACGGTGGTTTGAGATTGACTTACGAAGGATATCGTGTGTTCAGTGACTGCTTGGAACTAAACAGTTACACGTTTGAATTGCCGGAAAAATTGTTAACCCCGCGCAACTTGATTGCTCTGGATCGTCACATGGCATCGCCGTATTATATTGTGAACAATCGCAAGCACAACAACATGGTGATGTTCGGCAGTCGTGAAGCACTAATGGCCACCTTGCATGGAGACATGCAGAGATTTATCAAAAGTTTAAGTTACTGATCAGATAATACTCAAGTAGTACACAAAAAAAAGTAATACTTTTGTAGTAGTACATTTCGGTTGACCGAATATACCCGAAATGCTATAATACACACATGATAAGAAAGAAACGCACTGATCGAACCCACATTGTATACACAATCCAAATTGGATTGGAGTACTACATTGGTATTACCGCTAAAACTCAGCGCACAATCAACATGTCGCTTCGTAGCCGTGTTAACAAGCACATCTACCGTAGCCGCACTGAAGACAAATCGTGGAACCTGTACGAAGCAATTCGTGCCGCAGGCGAAGCCGCTGTTAACTATGCAATCGTGGACATTGTGCGTGGCAAAGATGTTGCACACAAGTTAGAGCGCGAGTTAATACAAAAGTACACACCTGCGTTGAACACTGATGTGCGTGTGAAATCGGTTGCACGATAATTCACAAACTGTTATAATAGTCACATACAAAGCAAAAAGGAGTCAGCAATGGAACAGTTCAAAAGTTGGGAAG